AGCATTTGCTACTGTTGTACCTGCTATAACACTTGATAGGGCAGTACCATTGACTGTAATTGCATCAGCTTCTAGTGTTCCATCTATATCTGCATCACCACTTATGTCAAGAGATGTAGCTTCTATTTCACCACTTGCTTTGAATGTTACGTTGTCACCACCTGATACTTCAAAGATAATCTCATTGTCAGTAGTAAACTTTATTAGGTTGTCATCATCTCTACCGATAGCAAGACTTGTGTTCTTTATAGATGTTATACCTGTTTGAGCAGCATCCACAGAGAAGTCAATGTTATCATTGCTTGTATCATAAGTTACTGTAATACCACTTTCAGTATTACTTGATATCATATTTGTACCGACAGTATCTCTGATAAAGGTACTTAGTGCTACACCTGCAACTGTGATTGCATCTGCTTCAAGTGTACCATCAATGTCTGCATCACCTGATACATCTAGAGAACCTGCATCTAACTCACCTGTTAGTGTTATGTTTCGGAAAGATGCTACGTCTTTGTTTGCATCGACTGTAACTACTTTACTTGCAACGACTGTACCTACAGATGCACCTGTGTCACTGTAGTTTAGTTCTGTTGCAGTAGAGGTAACTCCATCAAGTATATTAAGTTCAGCAGCGGTTGATGTAATTGCTGTGCCATTGAAGTTAATTGCATCTAAGTATGCAACACCGTCAATGTATATATCTTTCCACTCTTGACTAGAAGAACCTAAGTCATATGTATTATCATCGTCAGGTATAATGTTAGAATCTACATCTGCACCGAACACAACATTGTCTGTGGCAGCATCACCCAATGTCATTGTACCACCGTTGAATGTGGTTGTGCCTGTTACGGTAAGATTGCCACCTATACCTAAGTTACCTGATATGTCAGCATTACCATTTATATCTATGGTAGTGGCTGCTATCTGTATCTCTGTGTCAGCTACGAGGTCGAGTTGTCCATCGGCACTCGAATTGATGTATATAGCTGTATCTCTGAATTGTAACTTCTCTGTAGAAGCAACAAGTATGTCGTCACTAAACTCAAAATAATCCTCATCTTCCATCCATTTAAGGACACCATCGGATGTTTCACCATCAAATGTAATTGTTATATCTGTGCCTGCAGTTCCTGCACCAAACGTAAGTGTGTTACCTAAAAGCTTTGTAATAGGTCCACCTTCGTTGGCTGTGCCATCGTGAGTGTGTCCAGTCGATGCTTGAAAGGCTGCTAATAACTGATCAAACTCATTATTGGTTTGAGCCGCAGTTATTACATCTCCGTCAGTGTAAGAAGATTGTCTTGTATAGGTTGCTCCCATTTATCTTCTCGCTCCCAGTTGATATTCTAATTGAAATCCTTTAAGTGAATAAGGTGCTGATGTTCCACCATCGTTAACTCTAACGGCTACAGCAAAACCTGATCCTTCTACAGGTTGTCGAACTAATGGTTGTGAAGGACCACCGTATGTTCCCGGAATAGACGATGTTGCTCCGTATGTAGATGTTCCATATATAGCTTGAACATCAGTAGAATTTAAAGAATAAGCTGCAGGTCGTGCAGCATCTTTACTTTCATAATCATATCTAACAAACAAATCTGCATCAATAGATGATTCAGGTGCGTAGTTAATAATAACTCGTTGCATGTTTTTACGTATTCCGGGATCATTCATTGTAAGATCTGGACTACGATATCTTCCTAGTATAGCAGTTCCATCAAAATCATTACCTGACTCTTGTCTGTATATGAATCCATCATCTGCTCCATGTATAGCTATAACATCTCCTGCTGATACAAATGTATCTGTGGCAGTAGGTTTTATACCTTGCATTTCCGAAAACTCAAATTGTTGACCTCTAAGAACACAAATAACACCTTTTGTTTTTGATTCTGCTAAACCACTCTTTGTAAAAAATATTCTGTATTGTGTTTTGTCAGGTATAACAAGAGATATAAAATTAGATGCGTTAGATAAGTTTGCATCAAACAAACTTTGCACGTTAGAACTTATTGTTCCCAATTCAACGTCACCAATTCTTGCAGTACCTGCAATGGTACGTAGTCCATCAGGACCTAAGAATATAAGGTCACCTGCAAATTCTTGAATGGTTGATCCATTTATGCACCCTATGTTTCTTGTCACAGGTTTTACTGCAAAGTCAGATAAGGATGAACCTGTCACTTGAAATATTCTGTTTTCACAAAATATAAACAAACTGTCACGGAATGTTTTAAGTCCTGTTACGGTGTCGTCAACTTTTATACTACCTGCACCAGAGCCACTACTAAACGCATCTTCATCGAATGGTTGGCTAAACACAACCTCTTGTGGTGTACTAGACTTGCCTGCATAGAACATGTGATTCTTAAATGCAACCACAAACTTAGAACCTGCTACTGCACTTTCGCTTACATCTGTTGCACTAAACGAAGAGTTAAATACAGTGGGTGCATTTGTTTGATCAACAACGATTAGCTTGTCGTTACCGTCAAAGTTAAATCTTTCAAAAGAGTATCGACTTGCATTGGTACGACCTGTATCTCGTTCTGTCCAACTTGATCCACCGGGAGTAGCTGTAAATATCTTCTCTCCACGTGCAGCAACAACGCTTGTTCCGAATGTTGTAACCATAAGTACTTCTTCTGTAGACGCACTTGTCTGTGGTACAATCGCAGTTACATATTTGCTAAAACCATTTATTCTTCTGTAGCCACCTTCAATGTCAGGTTCAAAGTTCAAAAGTTCTAGAGCTTGACCGGGTTTCATTATAAATGTAGATTGGTTAAGAACTAACCCACCTTCACATACAAAGGGAAACGCACCTGTCTGACTTAGCTCTGGCATTACACGGCTCTCATGTATAATTGTTTGTTAATTAATTCAACACGCATACGTTTAATTGATTTGTCAAACTGCATTTGTGCAAGTTGTGCGTTTTGTGTGTCACCACGCAAAGTAAACGCATAATACTTTGCTCTTTCTATTATTACGTTTTCAAATCGAGTTGGTATAAGAGATGTATCTGTCGCTGAACTTAACGCTGTGTGAGTAGCATAATAATAATATTTTACAGTATATGTTGCTTTGTCAGGAACAGGAGATAAGCCTATATTGTTCTGTGGATCTTCATAAACAAACTGTGGTATAGCTCGTGAGTTACCTGTTGGATCTGTATCTCTTTCATGAAAATTGTCAAGATACTCACTGTAAGTTATATACTCAAGTGTAGTTTCTTTTTTATCTGATGCTTCAAGAAATGTAAAACTGTCAAAGTCTACAGTTTTTGTGTCCGTAGTGCTTAGTGCAGATCTAGTATAAAGACGTGTACCTGCACCTGTCGTAAAACTTTTATTAATAACTGTAAAGGGCCATTCAGTATCTGCATTTATTATATCATCTATTCCACGATTAACATAATCTTTGACTGCAGTTTGAACTCCTCTTGAACTAGAAAAGTTAGAAGATGTCAACTCTACTTCATTTAAATCTCTAAGCACATTATTTATTAGTACTAAGTAACTACTTGCCATATCTTTTCCGAGATTTCTTTTTTAATTTTAATTTGTTTTTTTCTTCTTCAAGCTTCTCTTGCAGTCTTTGGTGCTTTAGTTTTTCCTGAAGGCGTTTTGTTTCTAGATAGTTGTCACGGATACGTTGTATTCTTTGAGGACTTTTTAAACGTTTGTTTAGTTCTTCTATTTGTTCTTGTGTGAGAAGCCTAAGAGGTTTAGTATCCGTGCGTAACAGTATTCTTAAATTTTTTTTTTAATTTAATTATTCTGTAATCAACCACTTGAAGCTTTCTCTTCGTCTTTTATTTCTTTAATGGCATTTTGCATCATGTCATTAACAACTTTTAACTTTTCGTTTGCAGTTATTATCTCATTTAATGCTTGATCAACCATGTTTAATGCTGCATGATTGTTATTTAATATGTTTTGGGCATTTTCAATTTGTAGTTGATATTGAAATGCTAGTGCTTGTGCGGCTAGTTTCTTCATAGGGTACTCCTTTTTAGGATTATACAGATAGACTGCCCAAATGTCAATCTATTTATGATTTATATATACAAGAGCTAATAAAAAAACAAAGCCTATTACCATAAGAAATACTATAGAATATGTAAGGTACTCCATGATTTCTTCACGTTTCTTTTCTTTTACTTTTTCTGCGTAACGTCTAGACTTACGTGCTTCACCTTGAAAGGCTTGCCAATCTTGCCACAATCCCGGTCTACCTAAATATATCATGATCTTCTTGAGTTCATCTTCTTTTTCTTTTATTTGCTCAAGAGCCATGAACTCTTCTAGATCACCACTTGCACCTTTCTTGTTATTTGCTTTCTTTTCTATTTGTTCTTTTGCAAATACAAAATCACTAATCTGTTTAGCACAACCTGAAAGTTCTTTTCCGTTGGATACAAATTGTTTGATCACCGAAAAAGCAGCATTTGCCGCTGCAAGTTCTGCTAACATAGTATTCCCCTTACTTGTCTA